GCGTAGGGTTCTGGCGCGACGGCCAAAATTGTGGCCTTTTGCAACAGTCGATTCGTGACACCCCAAAGCCTCAAACATCTTGTCGATCATGTGATAAACTTGGTGTTCGATGGGCTTGAGGTAAACGCCAACAGCAAGGTTGTAACGCGGGTTGCGTGGGTAGATGATCCGGGGAGCGGGGTCTAGCTTCTCGGAAAAATTGATTTTCTCACACTTGACGAAGCCACTCACGAACGAATCAACCAGGGACACCGTTCTCTGTTGCAAACTGATCTTTGCCTTCAGATACACAGTGCGCTTCCGACCCTCATACATCCCAACGAATTCATCGTAGGAGATGGGGGTGGGCCTGAAAGAATATGCGCGAGCCACAGTCAAAATGCGATCCATATCTTCCCATGCACCTTCTGCAGGTCTAGGGGGTCGGTGGAAGGTCCCGTCGGCGTCCTGGACATATAGGACCCTCTCCACGACTCCTCTCTGCAAGTTAACAACTCTGTTGTTATGGACGCCGTACGCTACAGGGGGGGATAACGGTAAGCGGTAAAGCTTCCGTTCTTTTGCGGTGCCCGGCCTGGGCTCGACCACAAGGCTGGTATGCAACGGGCAGTACTCGGGCAAAACCGGTTCTCTCTCGGACACCGGTATCATGCACTGCCTCGTATCACAGCCTCGAAGCCTGGCCACGGCTCCCTAACCCTCCTTCCGTTGCGCGGCACGTTTGTAGTCTGCAACTTGCTGCTGAATGGTTGAACTCCAACGCAAGTACTGAGCATGAACCTCAGCATCAAGCGGCGTAAACGCAAGCTCTACTATGCGATCAATCGTGGTGGCGATATGAACAAGACGCACACCTTTGTTTCGCATTTTTCTGCAGCTGTTGCCGGACCATCATGACCTGTGCCGGCTCCGAACGAGCCTCCACGGTGCAAGTAAACACAGACTTGCACCAGTAGACCCAATAGCGTTGGTGATTCGTAAGCGAACGAAAGGGCTCGTTCGCCAACTCGACGGGCTGAA